TAGCCCGCGGGAACTGGACAAACTATCTTTCTGGCGTGGTAGCTGGCTGGTTTATCTATTATACATGCGTATAGGTTTTACTTCTATTCTATTTGGAATATTATATGCTTTGTGGAGTATACATCATGGTAGATAAGAAAGTTCCATTCAAATCTGTTCCTGATATGTGGGCGGCGGAAGATGTCAAACTCGCCGAACTAAAACAAAGCGATAAGATAGAAGACCAACTCACTGCTGCTCTTATGGAGCCTCATACAGAAGATAATAGTGAAGAAGACCCTGTTGGATTATGGCATAACTTTGCTCATCATAAGGCTCGTGTTATACTAAAGAGGTTCAATGTTACCCCAAAGAACGAAAGTAGTCCACTGCCAAAAGGAAAAGTATGATGTATATGTTGGGCGGCGTAGCAATAATCATCACCATTACGGTAATCCTTTCAGCCATCTTGAGGTTTCTCTGGGAGTCGTTCGGGTTGCGACGAGAGAAGAAGCAATACAAGCCTTCCGAGATTGGCTCGCGGGAACTAGAAGCACAGATGTTGAACCAGATAGACGTGAATGGATCCTCGCCAACATCAAAACATTGAAAGGTAAAACATTAGGTTGTTTTTGTGCTCCCCTTTATTGCCATGGAAATGTGTTAGCAGAGTTAGCAGATGAATCATAGAAAACCCAAATATGCTATTATTAGTTATTGGTTCAGTCGTTTATTCATGGGAAACGAGTACTCGTTCAGTATGCTATTTGACGCTCGGGATGAAAATATACATGGTAAGTATCTAGTCCAGGTGACATTCTGGAGGTTGAAGGAGTTAGCCGATGTATCATAAGAAACCACAGGTAGCTTTGATTGGTTATTGGTTTTTCAGACTATTTGGATTTGGCCATTGGCATACTATTGAAGATATGTATGATAGTGATGAGCAATATTGGTGTATGATAGTGAGGGATAAATGAGAACGATTGATCCTACCTTTGAAATGGTAAAACCACGCGACAGAGAAACAGGTATAACTCAACTTCGTTTTATAGAACACATGGCTCGTATTAGTCATAAGTCAGAAGATAAACAGACCGACGATAGTTGGCTACGCTTCCTGACTGCAGTTGTAATGCAGAAGGGAGACTGGAGTGTAGTAGAACATGAGGTGGCGACCGTTATCTTCAGAGTTGACCGTGGTGTTACGCACGAGTTGGTTCGACACAGATTGTTTAGTTTTACGCAAGAAAGTACTCGTTTCGTTAATGGTAGGAAATCCTACCCGGAAGGGCTCGAGTTCATTAGTCCTTCGTTTGTCGGTAATGACCCGGTAGTAGCCCAGGCTAACTGGAAAGCAGAACTATATAATACTGAACAGGCTTATTTTGAACAACTTGATATGGGTCAACCTCCACAAATAGCCAGGTCTTTGCTCCCTAACGCACTTGCTGCTACAATAGCAGTGACAGGTAATCTACGGAACTGGCGCCACATATTGATTATGAGAACTACCCAGGAGACTCACCCAGACTTCAAGAGGATAATGATACCTCTATTGAATATGTTTCGTGAGAGAGTTCCTCTATTGTTTGACGATATTATTCCGAACCAGAAACAGAGCGAAGCACTATCAAAACCAAGATAAAAAGGAGAAACACAATGAAAGTACAAGTAATGAAGAAGCACATCAAGAATGGTAAGAAAGAAAACAGCAAGCGTTGTCCTGTAGCCTTGGCTTTGCGTGAACAAGGCTTTAAGAATGTAGAAGTAGATGCAACTTGTGTACATATTGATGATGAATATTATGAGGTTCGCCGCGGTAGCCGTTTTATTAGCCGCTTTGATGAAGGTCTTCCTGTCAAGCCTACCATTATTGAACTGATTACTCCTCGGAGATAAATGTCTCGTTGTTGTGCGTTAGATAATAATACAGGTCGCCAGTGTGGGAATAGGAGTGTGGGCTCCTATTCCTACCATGGTGAATCTGAAATTCATGAAGAATCTTATGGTTGGGCCGGTTGGATAGTAGTCCCACTTTGTAAAAATCATAGACCAGACGGGGAGAAAACATATGCCGCTTATAGACGTGAACAAAAACTACAGCGTAAATAAATACTATGTCTATATACATTTTCATCCGAAGACGAAGGAAGTTGTGTATGTAGGTAAAGGAACTGGTCATAGGGCTTGGGTCACAAGCTGTAATCCAGCGGCATATAAACAAAAATATGGTCAAGGCAGAACTCCTGAACATCACTCCTGGGCAGAAGCATTATTTGCTGAAGGCTATACCCCAGAAGATTTTGTGAAGATAAAAGAGAAAGGATTAAATAATAAAGCCGCTCTACAATACGAAGCCGAACTGAAAGCTACATATATAAAGGCAGGATCTAAACTATTCAATATGAATGTTGGTGAAAAACTATTGAAACTTTCCATTCAGCAAACAAAAGAAGCCGAAAAACTCCGCCTAGACGACAAATCTTATTTGGAAATAGCAGCCCATTTCGGTGTTAGCACTATGGCGGTTTGGAACCTACTGAATGGAAAGAGAAAATCTCACAATGAGAGGGTGGCCAATGCCAACTGATATCAACAAAGAGTACCAAAGTTTTGTATACAAAAGTAGATACTCCCGCTGGCTATACGATAAGGAGAGACGTGAAACCTGGGATGAGACAGTTGATAGGTATATTAAATTCTTCAGTCAACGTATTCCATATAAGCTCCGCAAGAAGGTGGGAGAAGAACTTAAAAATGCTATACAGAATTTTGAAGTAATGCCTTCTATGAGGGCTCTTATGACGGCCGGCCCGGCATTAGAGAAAGATAACTGTGCTGGTTATAACTGCAGTTATATAGCAGTTAATGACCAACGAGCATTTGATGAAGCAATGTATATTTCTATGTGTGGAACAGGTGTTGGCTTCTCTGTTGAGCGTCAGTATGTAGCCGAGTTGCCATCTGTAGCAGAGGCTTTCTTTCCTTCTGCTATGGTGATTAAAGTAAAAGATAGTAAGCTTGGATGGGCTACAGCCTTTAAAGAACTTATAGCCTTGCTTTATACAGGTATGATACCCAAGTGGGACTTATCTGAACTCCGTCCCGCGGGAGCACCATTGAAGACGTTTGGTGGGCGTTCTTCAGGACCTGAACCATTAGGAGAACTCTTCAAGTTCGCAGTGCTTACTTTCCAACGTGCCGCGGGCAGGAAACTAACATCCATAGAGTGCCACGACCTAATGTGCAAGGTCGGCGACATTGTTGTAGTGGGTGGGGTTCGTAGGTCAGCAATGATTTCATTGTCTAACCTGTCTGACGAACGAATGAGAGCTGCCAAGAACGGGCAATGGTATAATGAAAATCCACATCGGCGATTGGCTAACAACTCTGCAGTCTATACAGAGAAGCCAGAGATTGGTATCTTTATGAAGGAGTGGCTATCACTTTATGATTCAAAATCAGGAGAAAGAGGAATCTTTAACCGTATGGCGACTACCCTTCAAGCTAAGGCAACGGGCCGTCGCAAGTGGGAAAAGATTGAATTCGGAACCAATCCTTGTGGGGAGATCATTCTGCGCAATATGGGCTTTTGCAACCTTACTGAAGTTGTCATACGTCCAGAGGATACGCTTAAAACCCTCAAGAACAAAGTAAGAATTGCTGCTATACTTGGGACACTACAGTCTACACTAACTGACTTCCGCTATTTGCGGGCAGGATGGAAAAAGAATGCAGAAGAAGAACGTCTCTTGGGTGTATCGCTCACAGGTATCATGGACAACCCGCTTACGGCTAATCCTAAACCAGTTTTATTGGAAGCACTCAAGCAGATGGCAGTGGATACAAACAAAGAATGGGCAGATAAGCTTGGTATTAACCAGTCAGTCGCAGTCACGTGTGTCAAACCTTCTGGGACAGTAAGCCAGTTGGTTCATTCATCTTCTGGTATCCACCCTCGGTATGATATTTATTATACGCGGGCGATAAGACAAGATAAAAGAGACCCTATTTCAATGCTTCTCAAGGAATGTAATGTACCAAATGAGAGTGACTCTGAAAAGCCCAACGACGTGGATGTTTTCTATTTTCCGATTAAGGCTCCGACGCATGCTCGTACGAGATACGAGGTATCGGCGATTGCACAACTTGAAGTCTACCTACAATACAGAAAGTATTGGTGTGAGCACAACCCATCATGCACGGTCTACGTCAAAGAAAAAGAGTGGATTGAAGTAGCTGCTTGGGTCTATGCACATTTTGATGACGTGGGTGGTATTTCTTTCCTTCCCTGGTCGGATTTTGTTTATAAGCAAGCACCTTATACTTCTATTACCAAGGAAGAATATGAAAAGGCGGTCGCCAGTTTCCCTCAAATAGACTGGGGGCGACTGACGCAGCTTGAAAAGGACGACCGCACATTAGGTGCTCAAGAATTAGCATGTTCAGCAGGAAGTTGTGAGTTATAAGGAGGCAACATGGAATGGACAGATTTAAATCCCTTTTGGGATATTAGTAGGAGATGTGCGGAAGAACGTTATAAACAAAAGAATGATTTCAAATCCACCAGAAACTGGAACAAAGATCCTCATTTTGTAGGTTTACTATCTGAACATGTTTATGGTAAAATGATAGGACAAGAACCAAATCTAGATCTATTGATTCAAGGCGATAGTGGATTTGATTTCCCTGGTGTAGATGTCAAAGGTTGTACTTATGTAAACGATCCATATCTAAAATGGATCCCATCTGCTCCTTTAGTAGCTGATACTTATGTTCTAGTCGTTATTGATTTGAACAAGCGACGTGGAATGGTAAAAGGATACGCTACCAGAGCAGAAGTAGCGGCCGCTCCTCTCATTGATTGGGGTTACGGTGATAGATTTTCTATACAAGGAAATTTACTTCATACCTGTGAGATAACTGATAAAAACACCTTATTTTATGCGGTTTAGCGGTCGCTCGGCGAACTATACTAACCAGGAGTAAACAATGCCAAACAACATACTACTAAAGTATGACGCAGCCAAGGAACAGCTTAAGAATTACCTTGTCAATTATTTAGAATCTAATGGTAGACATGTCTCGACTACCAGTAAGTTATTTACTTGTATCAATCCTGAACACGATGATAGTGATCCTTCTTGTGGTATAGTTAATGGTTCCAATGATCAGATCTTCCATTGCTTTGGCTGCGGTGCTGTTGGTAATATCTTCCATGCTGCTTTCTTTCTTGAGAACCGGCCGTTGTCAGGTGCCGGCTTCATTCATGACAATCTGAAATATCTCGCCGACAAATATGGCGTTGAGATTCCTATCGAAGAGCCTAATCCAGACGAGCAATACGAAATGGATACCTATCGGGCTTATCGTGACGCCTCCCAAATCATTCTATTCTCCAAATTCAGCGACCGGGTCGACACTAAACTCGCTGAATATGGATGGTCAAAAGAGATCCGCACTGGTCTTGGTGTAGGCTCCGTGTCTTCATACGAAGATTTCGTCACTCGTATGAAGAAGCAACACGGATGGTCTGATACTTTCTTGAAAGAAATAGACCTACACAGGAAAGGGATGTTCAATGAGAACAATCTTATCTTCACCGTTAAAGACGAGAACAGTAATCCAGTGGGATTCGCCTGTCGCAACCTTCTTTACGAAGAGCAACGAAAGGAATACGATGCTATTCGAGCTGGGATATTGGCTACATCTAAGGAGGATTCAGAGGAGCGTAAAGTGGCGCTTGCGGCAATAAAACATCCAACTAAATACATCAACTCAATGGAGCACGCCGGTGAAGAGACAGCCATTCGGAATAGGATTTACCAGAAGTCGAAACGCTTATATGGATTGCACAGGGCCCGGAAGTATACTCCTCCGTTGTATGTGTTCGAGGGCTACTCCGATTGTGTCACGGCTGTCAACGCAGGATTACAGAATAGCTGTGCGATTGGGTCGACGTCGTTCACGAGAGACCATCTCGAGCTTATCCTTGGCTTGGAAATCAAACATATCGTCTTCGTCCTGGACGCTGACGACGCAGGAGAAGCTGGCACTGACCGCTTCGTTAAACTCTTGGAGGAGTGCGTTGGAGGTCATATTGGGCTTCGGGTTGAAATAGTAGCAATGCCCGCGGGCACAGATGACCCAGATAACTACATTAGAAAGATGGGTGGTATGAAAGCATTCAAAGAACTGGATAAGACTGACATCTTTGGTTGGTCTTTATTCAAGGCGGTGAAGAATGGAGAAGACCCAACCACGTTGGCGGAACGTATGGTACCGCTCATCGTCAATGATCAGTCTAACTTCGTACGACTTCGGAAGGCTGAGCAGCTATCTAAAGCTACGGGCATATCACAAGATGTGGTATGGAGAGAAGTTACCCGACTCGTGGATAGTGAAGTGTCTCAAATTAATGAAGAGAAGACTATTATTGCTCAGACGGTGGCTAAACAACTCCAACTGAAACCATTAGACGCAGATACTATTATGGCCGCGGCCATAGACAAAATAGAACAAGTTCAATCTCAAAAGAATGGATACAACTTCATCAATACAATGAACTATCTGGAAGATATCAAGAAGATACAGGAATCAGATAAAGAAACAATTGAACTCGCCACTGGCTGGCCATTGTTTGATCAATGGGTTGGTGGTATCCCACGTTCAGAATGCTTTATAACTATACCAGGCAAGACCAATCAAGGTAAGTCTACTTTATTGGCTAATATAGCCTGGCGTTTGTTGGAATATAACCCAGATTGTATGGTTTTATATCATACCGTTGATGACTCTATGCCTATCTTCTGGCCACGGGTTTTGGGTGCTAAATACCAGAACCACGAGTCCTTCAATAAGAACACGCACGGAGAAGGAAACTATAAAACAGGATGGTATTCCAACGACTTCAAGAAGGCAGGTGCTTCCTTCGAGAAGTATCCAGGATTTGAAGAAGCATATCAAGAAGCCTGGGCTTGGACTATAGATAAGGTACAAAATGAGTTCTTCATCCCACAAGACATTTCTAATTTGGCTCCTACGTTGCCGGCTCTTGAGAACCGCATCAAGGCTCTCCGTCAGAAGTTCCCTGAACGGAAGTTGGTTGTCGTCGGGGACAACTTCCATCTGTACGATCTACCTGGATCCCAAGATGGAGAGAGCAAAACTCGTCATATGTCGATGTTCGTCAAAGGGCTCGCGAATAAATATCATGCTACCATAATCATGACCATGGAACTACCCAAGACCGCTCTTATGCCAGGGGTTAGACCCCGTGTCAGAGCTATCAAAGGAACAAGTGGTATTGCTTATGATTCATCTTTGAACATTGGAGTCTACAATGACATCAAAGACTTCGGCGAGAGTGCCAAGTTGGTTGATATTCAGCACGAGTTCTATGACCCATCAACTAATGCCAAGCCTTATCGTCGTCCTATCTTGGAGTTGGTATTTGACAAGTCAAAGATAAATGCTTTCGATGGAACTATTTACTATCAATTGGAGCCGCGGTCAGGTCGTATGGACGAGTGTCCTATGCAGTCAGTAGATGGTTGTAAGAGTCAAGCAGAGTGTAGACAACTGGCTAATGACTACAAACAATCTACCCATAATGAAGTTCAGAATAGTGTGGCATCAAATAAGGATCCATTTTAGTCTTTGGCTGTGGCGCCATATAAGGTAAAATATAATGGGTGATAAAATGACAGGCGATAAAATGGATATCATCAATCCAAAAACTGGTGGCACGAAGTTTATGGTTGATGCTGATAACAAAGTTGTAGATACGCACCAATGTGTCTTTGCAGGAGACCATTCAAAAGGTCTTGATGTAGATGATGCATGTACTATATGTGGAAAGACGTTGGGTGATATAATCACAGAGGAATTTGATCCCCTCCAGCCGAAGATTCCCATAATTATAGATTCCGATAAGGAACAAGGAGAACCAGAATGAGTACAATTCCCAACGCTGCGTCACGTGTAGCAGCACAGACTCGGCAAATGCAAGGTAAAGATCTAACCTGTTCAAAATGTGGTAGTGAATATATGTATGAGGTTCAAGTCACTCGTTATCTGTCGGGTGGACATGGTTCGGTGGAGATCCAGGCTGATCCAAATGGACAGACCTTCTCTGTCCAGATTTGTATCTGTGGACAACCTATTCTTCCCAAACCTGCAGTCAATCGTCGTGCTGGTGGACAGTATGAGACAGCCCACAATGCTTGTAGAGAGTCAGTAGCGAGAGCTATTGAATATAGAGACACTACAAATCCAGAGGTGGTTACGAAGAATCTCTTGGAAGCCGCGGCAGGTAAGAGTGTAGAAGGTCATGTTAATAAACTTGAAGATAGAGTTACCAAGTTAGAGACAGACCTTGGTGAACATCCAGCTGAAAATAAACCCGAGCACGAAAAGAAGAAGAAAGATGACCCAGCCAAGTAAACTAAATGAATTCCTCGTCAGTCATCCGATTGACGAGGAGTTCCTTTCTAATCTAGAGGTAACTAGAGATGATAAGTTTCCTCTCCCAGGTGCTATCACCAAAAATCCAGGTGATTCCCGTATCCATTTATCTTCCAACATTGCGAAGTCGAGTGATGAAATTATATTATGCGAACATCTTGCGACTATTAGGCACAAGTCGAGTGGGAGGATCTTCATCGTTTACAGGGACACGGTCGATGCCCTTTTCCTCGAGAGTCAAGATACTATAAAATACCCGAAGTGGTTGATGGACGACCCACGGAAACAGGAGGAAAGATCTATACGCATTAACGAAATGTTAAGATCGCCTAAAGACAAGTATGATCGTGATTGGCTGGGCGGTGAATTAAGTGATAAGGAATATGATACTCTTGTTATGTTTCTCTATAAGATAAGAGTTGGAGACAATAATGTCTAACGGTATGAGTAAGGAAGATACAGTAATACAGTTAAAAGATAGTTGGGATACAGCTCCACAGAACCGAAAGCCTTTGATTTATTCTTTGCTCGGTCATCGTGTAAAGTTCTCAACGATTGCTGAAGAGATTGGCAAATCAGTAGAAGAAGTCCGAGCCGCTTATAAAGGTGAAAGTTATGTAATGTCTATGTCTGCTGATTTTGATAAATCAATGGAATTAGTTGATGCTATTGAACCTGGTGTCAGTCCTAAAGTGATGCAAATCGCCCCAAGCAAAGCAATGTATCATCTTCCCTTTGAGGATCTATTGCAGAAGTATCGGGATAGTATTGGATGGAAGAGCTATCCAGATAACCTTCCAACACCAGGCGAAGGGCCTAATGACCCTGACTATCTGAATGGCATCATCATATCAGATCTTCACGTACCATTCCACGATGAAGAGAAGTTTGCTGCAATGATCAACGAAACCCGCGGCAAAGTAGATGTATGTATCCTGGCTGGAGATGGTCCAGACTTCCATAACTATTCTCGCTTTATCAAGTATGGACAACACTTTACCATACAGGACGAACAGAAGGCTTTTGTGGCAGTGTTAGCTGCGCTATCTGAATCTTATCCTGAAATCATTATGTTTCCAGGAAATCACGATGAAAGAACCAGGAAGAAATATGCACAACTCCTGGGTCCTGAATTCTATCAGGCAGTGTTGAGCTTCCATGGAGCCAATGCTTTCGACTTCGCCGAACTAATGGCAGAGCAGTTCGAGAATATTATCATACCACCTGCTCCTACCAAAGGCTTCGCCGACTATCGTTTCCTTTATCAGATCACAGGGACTGATATTGTTGTTGGACATCCGGAGTTGTTCAGCAAGATTGCTTGTAAATCAGTTTCTACTTTCATTGATTGGTTGAAAAAGAAAGCCGAACCAGATGGAGTAATAAAGCATTTCAACCATGCAGTAATGGGACACACCCATCAAGCAGGCAAAATCTACGCTGATTTTGGGATTATAGGTATAGAGAATGCTTCTCTATCTATGACACCTGACTACGATGGTAATCCTAAACTATCAGGATGTCTACGCCCTGTTGTCCATGGCTACACTCGTTTCAAGACCAATAGAGCTACAGGTATAACAGCGAAGAACGATATCAACCTTGTTTATCTATAAGGAGCACTATGAACGAAGAAAAAGAGACCCAAGCAATGGTAGCAGAAGGAGGTCCTGTTAATAATGATAACCAGCAAGAACATATTCCGGTGGAGGTGGCACCTGGGACAATGGGGTCGGAGCAGCAGGTCAATAGACCGCCATCACCAACGGAACCTTCACCTTTCAAATTCCATCGCCCAGCACAGAAAAAGAGCGTAGACATTCCAGTTGGTAAACCTTTAGATGCTGTTCTATTAGAAAATCTACCCAAGAGATGGGAAAGAGAATGTTATAGACAGTTTAGGAAGGATGACCACATTACTCTAATAGGGATGACTTTCTTCCCTGGTATAGGAGCCTTGTATGAGTTTGAAGAAGGGAAAAGGGGTTCTTTCTGTGTTCGGCCCGACCAAGTTAGTATTTCGGACACAGAGGTGCCTCAAGTGGAGTCAGTGGTATCAGAGCATGTTGAAGTATATCAAGGAGTAGATCCCCAAGGAGGGACAAATGGCGGGCAAGAAGAAATCATACCAAGTCCAAGCAACTCTCCATCTGATGGTGTCGACTGAAGTATATGCTGCTAGTATGGATGAAGCATTAGAACGTGCTAAATCTATGAAAGAGGAAGACTTCGTAGATATTACAGGTGAATATATGAA